TGAAGTTAAACCCCTCCGGAGTTTCGTCAGGCCCCCTGTGCTATACGCATGGGGGGCTTGGCTTATCTTTTTTTTTTCGCGTAGAAAACGGGCTCTATATTGAAACCCGTCATAGAAAGGACACTCTCATGAACCTCTCTCCCGCCGCTGCACAGGCCGCCCTCGACTACGCCGAGGAGCTTGCTGCTACTGGACTGAGCTCTGAGCAGTACGACCACTACTACCTCTGACACAGTTCTAGATCCCGCCATGGGATCTAGGCTTATCTCTTTTTTTTGCTTAATCACACTAGTCACAGGAGTCGCAAAAATAACACCGGGTATATTGAAGACCCTTAGAAAGGAACCACAATGACCACCCTCCTCGCTCTTGTCGTTGCTCCCTTCGTCGTCATCGGCACCCTGCTGATTGTCGCCGAAATGTTCGGCAAGAAGAAGACCTGGAACTTCTGATCCCTACTACTCTCAGCCAAAGATCCCGCCATGGGATCTAGGCTTATCTTTTTTTTTCGCAAGATAAACCCACCCTATATTGAAGATCCTACGAAAGGAAAGACTATGCTCTACATCGCCCTCTGCCTTGTCATCATCCTCAGCATCTTCTTCGCTGTTGCTCACGAAGAGCAGAAGTACACCGCCTTCAACCTCAAGGCCCGCGTGCGGACGCTCGAAGTTGAGAACGCGAAGTTGCGCGCTGAACTGATGACTGATGAGGAATGGGATACGATGGTGGAACAGGCTCTCGCCGTTTCCCGTTGATCCAAGTTCTATACCCCGACATGGGGTATAGGCTTTCCGCGAGAAAAACCATGCCTTATATGAGACCCCTCTATTTGAAAGGAAACCCTCATGACTGAGACCCACGACACCTCCGTTGAGACCAACGAGAAGATCGTCGAGTTCAAGTTCAACAAGGACGCTGTCCTGCCCGCTATCAAGCGCAACTCCAAGAAGTTGATTGCTGGCGCCGCTGTATTCGCAGCCGGTACCGCTCTCACCCTCATGGCGTTCCGTTCGGTTCCGGACACGGACGAGCCCGAAGAGCTTGAGCACGACGACCTCGATGAGCTCGACGAGATCGAAGCCTCTGAAGAGACCGACTGAGACCTCATCCTATATCCCGACCTGGGATATAGGCTTTTCTAAGGAGTACATATGGAATTCGGACAATGGCTTGGCATCTACGGCCTGCTTATGCTTATCTGGCTCGAGCTTCGTGATATTCGAAAGAAGATGAAGTAGTCCGCGAGAAAAACCGGTCCTATATTGAAACCCCTCCGTTTGAAAGGACCACTCATGACCCGCATTATCGTTTCTGTCATCAAGAGCGCCGTTTTCATCCTCGGAATTGTTCTCGCCTCCTGCTTTATTGGACGCGGGGCCAACTCCCGGATGAAGCACGTTGTTGGTGTTCAGCAGCGTTTCATCGCGCGCCGTGATCGTAAGATCAACCGCTGGTAATTCAGCACTATACCCCGACTTGGGGTATAGGCTTTTCCTCGAGAAAGGAGCATATATGTTCGAGGAACCGCCCATCTACTACATCCTCATCAGCCTCATATTCCTGATCGTCTTCGGCGCAATCAGCTTCGCAACCTGGATGGTATGGCTAACGTCCATCGCCTTCTTCGCCAAGTTAGTCGTCACGGCGATCGGGTTTCTCCTCTGTGCAATGACAGTCATCCTCTACACGATCTCGGCGGAGTGATATGTTAGTCGTACTTATTGGTCCAAGTTGTTCAGGCAAGTCCACATTCCAGAAAGAGCTCGTTGAAAATGAGGGATACCATGCTGTCCGCACTGCAACCACCCGACCTAAGCGTGTGGGAGAGGACCTATATTCCTACTACTTCCTCAAGGATCAAAGCTTTTCTGAATGGGAAGTACGGGGTGACCTCCTGTGTGCCGAAACCTTCCGAGGCTGGCGCTATGGGGTACCGCGTGACGAGATTACCCGGAGGGGAGACCGCCCTAATCGATGCGTCATCCTCACACCCGGAGGTGTCATGGAGCTCTTATCACGACACACAGAAGTCATCACCGCCGATGCGCTGTCCATCCTATACCTTGGCGTTGATGGAGCAACGGGAGAAGCACGAGCCTGCAAGCGAGGAGATTCTCGACGAGAATACCTTAGACGCATGGCGGCGGACTCTATCGATTTTCGGCACTTCCCTCGGGAGAATGGTATCTGGGAGTTCACCCCAGATTTTATCCTGGGCTGTATCAACAATCCGCAGAACTACAAACTGAAGCCGCGTCTTAAGCGGGTGAAAAGGAAGCACAAGTGAGCATCATCTGGTGGACCCTGTATATTCTCGGGGCTATCACGGTCGTGATCCTCTGGATCAACATCATGACTCTCGTCGTTCGAGTCTTCACCTACATCTTCAAGTCTGAGTGGTGCAAGGTCAAGGTTATTCAGGGGCCTCCTGGACCGAAGGGTGATCCCGGTGAGCGTGGTCCTCGTGGGTATGACGGAGAGCAGGGGCCTCGAGGGGACTTCGTTATCACGTCTGACCTCCGTCGAGAGATTGATCGGACCATCAAGCAGCAGGGGGTTCTGACTCGAAAGGACATCGAGTCTCTCATCCGTATGGAGGTTGCAGCACATCTCGCCAAGCTCGAGATCTCCCGTACGACATTCCCGGGTCTTGGCGAAGACAAGATCAACATCCGAATGAGCAAGGAGGAAAAGTGATAAATGCGAACGGTGTTACGCAATTCTTCAAGACAAACGCTCCGGCTATTCTCACGGCCTCGGCATGCGTCGGGACCGTTGCTACGGCCGTACTCACAGCGAAGTCTACTACGCTCGCAGTCGAGAAGATCGCAGACTACTGTGAAGCCAATCTTCGTTCACCCGAGGACCTCTCGTGGAAGGAGAAGTTCGCAGTATCATATCGAGTATATATTCCCCCGGCCATCGCAGGCGTATGCACTCTGGTATCGATCATCGCGGCGAATCGTATTCAGTACTCTCGAGGAGCGGCGTTCGCACTGGCTTACACAGGTTCGGAGGCGGCGTTTAAGCGATATCGAGAAGCGGTGGCGGACGTGGTTAAGCCGAAGGACCGCGAGAAGATTAAGGCCCGCGTTGCAGAGAAATCGGTTCAGGCGGCTGGTGAGCCAGTTTCCGGAACTATTCTTGTGGCCGGGGGAGGGGACGTTCTCTGCTATGACATCTTCTCGGGGCGGTATTTCAAGTCCGACATCGAGTCAATCCGCCGAGTCGAGAACAACATTAATGGGCAGCTCAACCTTGAGTGCTACGCTTCCCTCAACGAGTTCTACAACGGCCTTGGACTTCCACCCATTGCAGCCGGTGAACTGGTTGGATGGTCCGAACCGAACTCCCTCTCCGTCGAATTTGGTTCTCAGCTCACTGAAAAGGGTGAGCCAGTACTTACGGTCGACTTTCTAGTCGCACCCAAGGAAAACTACTTCAAGATCAACTGAAAGGAAACCATCTATGTTCTCTCACATCATCCGCGTCAAGGGCATCTTCGACGACGAGCCCACCACCAAGAAGCTCTACTTCCACATGTCTCGCCGTGAGATGTTCGATTTCATCAAGCGGTATGACAACGTCACCAACTTCGAGAAGTGGCTCCAGGCCGCTATCGACAACGAGGATCTGTACACCATGATGAAGTTCTTCGACGACCTCATCGGTACCTCGTACGGTGAGCGTCAGGGTGAGCGCTTCGTCAAGTCCGAGCAGATCAAGGAGTCCTTCCTCAACTCGCCTGAGTACGAGGAGCTCTTCGACCAGCTCATGGACAACCCGGCTCTCGTCCGTGAGTTCTACAACGGCATCCTGCCTGAGAAGATCATGAAGCAGGTTCAGCAGGATCCCAAGTACAAGGAGCTCGACTCCAAGCTGAAGGAGACGGAGCTCAACAACCTCTGATCCATATTTGGGGGCCCTGGAGAAATCTGGGGCCCCCACCGCCTTGAAAGGAGCCACCTTGGCAAACGCACCAATCCGTCCGAACCTCCCATCCAACAGCAAGCTCCCCGAGCGCAAGAAGGTTGAGCAGGTCACCACTGCCACCGTCACCAAGAAGAAGTCTAGCTTCGGGACGAAGGCCGTATCTGCTTTCGTCGGAGAGGATATTCACAATGTCGGCGAGTATCTACTTTACGATGTTACGATCCCTGCTATCAAGAACACACTCTCGGATCTGGTCAGTCAGGGCATCGAACGTCTCCTCTTCGGAGAGTCTTCTCCTCGAGCTCGCAGCTCGTCCGGGGGGTCCCGTGTCTCATACGGATCATATTCTCGACCAGGCTCAGCACCAGGCAATCGCCGAGACGCTTCTCCTCGTACACGTCGATACCATGATTTCTCCGAGATCGAGCTCGAGTCCCGAGATGAAGCTTATCTCGTTATCGACCGACTTGGCGACATCATCGAGGAGTACGGTCTTGCCACCGTCGCCGACCTCTACGATCTCTGCGGTATCACTACCGAATACACTGACGAGAACTGGGGCTGGACTTCGGCCCGGTACATGTCGGTGATCCGTAGCCGTCGTGGCTACATGCTTCAGCTCCCGAAACCCGACCACATCAATGCACGATGAATCCTCAGCAAGTGCGGCTTGAGCTTATCGCCGCCTATCCATTCTCAGACAAGTGGCGTCGCCGTGTTGAACGCATGGAAGACGACCAGGCAATCGCTATCTATCTTCGACTCAAGAAAGCAGGACGTATCAAATGAATCTCGGAATCGTTACCCGTCTCGCTGGACGCGCTGGACTGGTTCTCAGCAAGCACGCCCCCACCATTCTGACCGCCGCTGGTACTGTCGGTTTCATCGGTACCACGGTTCTCGCCTCCAAGGCAACCCTCAAGGTTGAGGAGACTCTGGCTGAGGAGACCGCCCTTCTCGTCAAGGTCCACGAGGCCCACGAGGACGGAAAGCTCACCGACAAGGACGCCACTCGGGACAAGGTCATCCTCTACACCCGAATGACCACCAAGCTGGCGAAGCTTTATGCCCCCGCCCTTATTCTTGGTGCAGCCTCTATCGCTTCTCTGATCACTGGACACGGGATCATGCTCAAGCGCAACGCCTCTCTCGCTGCAGCGTACGCCGCTGTCGACCAGGCATTCAAGACCTACAAGAAGAAGGTCGAGTCCAAGTTCGGTAAGGACGCGGTGCTGGACGCTATCGTGTCTGTCGCTGACGAGGACCTCACCAAGGATGAGATGACTCTCGAGGCCATCTCTGCTGTCGACGGAGTCTCGCCCTATGGTGTTATCTTCGACGACGAGAACGTGAACTGGTCCGCTGACGAGGACCTGTCTATGTTGCACCTCAAGTGCCAGCAGCAGTACGCGAATGATATTCTTCAGACTCGTGGGCACATCTTCCTCAACGAGGTCTACAAGATGCTCGGGTTCCCCCACACTCCCGCTGGTGCTGTGACTGGCTGGGTCAAGGGTAACGGCGACGACTTCGTCGATTTCAACATCTTCGAGGGCACCTTCGAGGGTGAGGACAAGAACGGCCGCACCGTTACCAAGTGGGCGCTGGACTTCAATGTCGACGGCGTGATGTACGACAAGATCTGAGGTGACCATGCTTGACAAGATCGCATATTTCGCAGCCGGGGCTGTCACTGGCGGCCTTGGCGTATATTTCGTTCTTGCTCGAAAGTTCGAGCAGGACTTCCAAGAAGCCACAATCGAGATCAACAAGGAGCTTGCAGAAATTGCTGAAGCGAAGCACAAAGAGCGAGTGGGAGATGGCCCTGATCCAGAGGATCACGAACCCGATCCTGAGCCGGTGGTACCGAGCGCTGTTGTGGACTACTCTCCGACTCCTGTGGAAGATTCCGACCAGGAGGAAGTAGTCAAGCGTACAATGGATCGACAGCACTTCGAGGCTTATCAGATTACTGAGGAGGAGTACCGCTCCCCAAAGTCTCAAGAGCATGTCGAGCTCACGTATTACTTGGAGGACGATGTCTTCGCTGACAACCGTGGCGTTCCTATGCAGGACACGTCCTGGTTCGACAACATCATCAGCGGAATCTCAGCCTCCGATTCCATAATCTATGTCCGAAGCATGAGCCGCCACGCGGACTTCGAGATCACCATTCTCGACGACTCGTACGAGCACTCGGTTCTCGGGGTTGAGTACTACGAGGACGAGTAATGATCGAGGCGGCACCGGATAACTCATATTTCGAGTGGCTTGTCGACCGAACCGGAGACACCCGCAAGGCGGAGTGCCCGGAGGATTCATATTTGAGCCTGCTCGAGATCATGCACCAGACGCCGTTCAGGGTGACGATCCAGAACGACATCAACCGTGCACAGGATGGTATTGACCTACGTAGGGCGTTTGTTCGAGAGAACAACGATGTATCCTATGTCTGGCTTAATGAGCAGTCTTGCTCCATGCTCGAGATGTTCATCGCTTTGGCCGAGCGTATGGACATGATGCTCGAGGATGACGATACGCCATATTCCCTCGAATGGTACTTCTGGGAGATGGTGAAGAACTGCGGTCTCTACGACTACAACGATGAGGCCCTGTTCAACCCCCGCCACGAGGAGGAAGTCGACTCCATCCTTGAGCGGATCAACTCGCGGGATTACACCAAGATGGGGCACGGATCCATGTTCCCTCTTCGTGCGATCCCGCTTCATGGCGCACGTGATATGCGGAAGGCTGAGCTCTGGGCCCAGATGAACGCCTACGCAAACGAGAACTATATGTAAGGAGCCTCATGGATTTCTACCGAATCTGCGAGCGTACCACAAAGAGTGGAAAGGTGGAAATCTACCCTGAGTTCCTCGTCGGGAGATCGAGGGATATTCTCATTCAGGGGCGAGACTTCCAGGCAATCTGGGATGAGGAGAAGGGGCTCTGGTCTACAGACGAGTTTGACGTCGCTACGTTTGTAGACCGGTCCCTCTTCGAGCACCAGAAGAACCACAAGGGTCAGATCGAGACCGTTGTGAAAACTATGTCCAACTACAACACTGGACTATGGACCAGCTTCCAGACTTGGAAGTCTAGGCTCCCCGACAACGGGCAGGAACTTAACAGCAAGCTCATATTTGCAGACAGTACTCCTAGAAAGGAAGACTATGCCACTGCAAGGCTGCCATACTCTCTCGAGGAGGGCGAGCCGGTCGCTTGGGGATCTCTCGTTGGAACTCTATATGATGAGGATGCTCGACGAAAGCTTGAGTGGCTCATCGGCTCCATCGTGGCTGGCGACTCTAAGAGGATTCAGAAGTTTGCCGTCCTATATGGTCCCCCGGGATCGGGAAAGTCAACGATCCTCAATATTCTGGAGCTTCTATTCCAAGGCTATACAACTACATTCGATGCAGGAGCTCTTGGATCCAAGTCAGATCAGTTTGCAACCAGTACTCTCGGCAAGAGTTCGCTCGTGGCCATCGATCAGGATGGAGACCTCTCTCGTATCGAAACTAATGGCCTTCTTAACAGCGTGGTGGCCCACGAAACGATCCTGATCAACGAGAAGGGTGTGAAGCGCTACCCCAAGCGAATCAACGCTCTCCTCTTCATTGGCACGAACAAGCCCGTCAAGATCACTGACTCGAAGTCTGGTATTATTCGTCGACTGATTGATATCTCCCCCACCGGACAAACTGTGGGGGCTGACGAGTATCAGACTCTGATGACTCAGATCCGTGACGAGCTTGGGAAGATTGCGAATCACTGTCTCGGGGTTTATAGGAGTCTTGGAAAGCACTACTACGACGCTTATAAGCCACAGGACATGATGATGAAGACCAATGTGCTCTACAACTTTGTTGAGGAGAACTACCTCCTCTTCAAGGAAGAGAAGTACGTTAGTCTCACCATGGTATACAAGCTGTATAAGGAGTACTGTAGTGAGAGTAATATCCCGTACCCGAAGAGCCGATACCAGTTCCGGGAAGAGCTCAAGGATTATTTCGATCACTTCGATGAGCGACGACAGTTTGGGGGCGATCGACTACGCAATGTATATTCCGGGTTCAGAGATTACTTACTGGATCCTGCCGAACTCGAAGCTGCTCCAGAGAAACCATATTCGATCGACCTGGATTCTTCCGAATCCATTCTCGATGGGATTCTCGCTGACTGCCCAGCCCAAAGAGCAGGAGATCATGGGACTCCGAAGTTCCGATGGGCAAACGTTCGAACCACTCTTCGTGAGATAGATACGCATGAGGTCCACTACGTCAAAGTCCCCGAGAACCACATCGTCATCGACTTTGATATCAAGCAGGACGGTAGGAAAGACCTTAATCGAAACCTTCAGGCTGCCTCAGAATGGCCCCCTACCTACGCCGAGACCAGTCAAGGTGGTAATGGAGTTCACCTCCACTACATCTACGACGGAGATCCTTCCGAACTGGCGAGGCTCTACGATGAAGACATTGAGATCAAGGTCTTCACGGGTGATTCCTCTCTGAGGAGAAAGGTCACCCACTGCAATAACATCCCGGTAGCTCATATTTCAGAGGGGATACCGTTTAAGGAGAAGAAAGTGATCAACAAGACCACCATGGCCAATGAGAAGAAGGTCAGGGAGCTTATTGAGCGCAACCTTCGGAAGGAGATCCATCCCTCGACCAAGCCCTCGGTCGACTTCATCGCCAAGATCCTCCGTGACGCCAAGGAACAGGGGATGGTGTATGATGTCAAGGACCTGAAGCCTCGTGTGCTGGCATTCGCCATGAACTCGACGCATCAGTCTGAGGCGGCTATCAAGGCTGTCATGGAGATGCCGTTCACCAATGAGGATCCTGAGGAGAAGACCGTGGGATTCCCTACTGGCGAGCTTGTCTTCTTCGACTGCGAGGTGTTCCCGAATCTGTTCCTTGTGAACTGGAAGGTGAAGGGTAATCCGACCGTACATCGGATGATTAACCCCACCCCCGAGGAGATAGAAGCCCTCTGTGAGATGCGGCTTGTCGGCTTCAACTGTCGGAAGTACGACAACCATATTCTCTATGCTCGTACGCTGGGCTTCAACAACGCCAAGCTGTACGACTTGAGTAAGCGGATCATCGAGAACAGCGTCACTGCTGGATTCGTTGAGGCGTATAACCTGTCCTACACCGATGTGTACGACTTCGCAGCCACCAAGATGTCCCTCAAGAAGTGGGAGATCGAGCTTGGTCTGCACCATCAGGAGCTCGGGCTACCTTGGGATGAGAACGTTCCTGAGGACCGCTGGGAGGAAGTCGCGGCTTACTGCGATAACGATGTTATTGCTACCGAGGAGGTCTTCGATCACCTCCATGCGGACTGGCAGGCCCGCCTCATGCTTGCCAAGCTTTCTGGTCTGACTCCTAACGACACGACCAACAAGCACAGTCAGTTCATCATCTTCGGAAAGAACAGGAACCCGCAGGATGAGTTCGTTTACACCGATCTCAGTGAGCAATTCCCTGGCTATCAGTACTCTTTCGGCAAGTCTACCTATCGTGGGGAAGAGGTCGGTGAGGGCGGATACGTCTACGCCGAGCCAGGAATCTACGTCGACGTCGCACTTCTCGACGTTGCGAGCATGCATCCCACTTCAATCGAGTGTCTCAACCTCTTCGGAGACCGATACACTCAGCGTTTCAGCGAGATCAAGCAAGCCCGAGTCGCCATCAAGCACCACGACGACAAGCTCGCAGGGTCTCTCCTAGACGGGGCTCTTAAGCCGTTCCTCGAGGAGGGTGTGGACTATGAGGCACTGGCCTTTGCTCTCAAGATCGTCATCAACTCGGTGTACGGTCTCACTGCAGCGAAGTTCCCCAATGCTTTCAAGGACCCCCGGAACGTCGACAACATCGTCGCAAAGCGTGGCGCTCTGTTTATGGTGGATCTGAAGCACTTCGTCCAGGAGCAGGGCTTCGACGTTGCGCATATCAAGACCGACTCGATCAAGATTCCGAGGGCCACTCCCGAGATCATCGAGAAAGTCATGGAGTTCGGCAAGAAGTACGGCTACACCTTCGAGCACGAGGCTACTTACGACCGTATGTGTCTCGTGAACAAGGCTGTCTATGTCGACTACGAGGACGGACACTGGAGTGCTACAGGCGCCCAGTTCCAGCACCCCTACGTCTTCAAGGAGCTCTTCTCGAAGGAGGAGCTGGATATTCGAGACGTGGCGGAGACCAAGAGCGTAACCACCGCTCTGTACCTCAACAATGGAACGGAAGAGAAGCCAGAGATGGAGTTCGTCGGTAAGACCGGCGCCTTCGTCCCCGTAAACCGTGGAGGCGGGATCCTTCTCCGCGAGAAAGATGGTAACTACCATGCCGCATCAGGCAGTACCGGTCACAGGTGGGTACAGTTCGAGTCCTTCAAGGAAGCTCACGCAGACGACTGGAAGGAGTACGTCGAGTGGCGTTACTTCGAAGGTCTTGCTGACGATGCAAAGGCTGCGATCGGAGACTTCGGCGACTTCGAGGCCTTCACCCTTGGAGCTTGAGCCGTATATCTGGAACGGAGACAATGATGGCTGAGTACGAGAACCAGTGGGGTCCTTACAAAGAGCACTCGATCGAGAAGGATCGAGACCCGGTTCTCGACGACCCGATCATCTACGGGGTCAACGTCAAGCACTTTACGGTGACTGTATATTCTCAGGACGGGCGAGTCAATAAGTATTGGAATGCCCGCATCCTCAAGGATGATCTGGGGTACTGTCGAATCGCCTGTCCTCGGGATGGTAAGATTCTGTGTTTCAACTGGGTGCACTGGACTGCTTACATGTTTACACATGACGGCCTGAATGAGCTGGTATTCATGCCTGGCTCGAGCAGGAAGACAATTTCCCGACTTTACCACGAGGAGGTGAAGTGATATGTGCGGACGATGGATGTGGACGTGGTCTCGTTAGCACGGTTGGACTCGGATTCACGTGCAGGACGCTAACTGCTTCCGATACAACTACACCTGATGTGTAAAACCCCCGGGTCTGTAAAAGGGCCCGGGGGTCCGCGTCAGAAACTAAGGGTAATATGAGACCCCTCTACTCGAAAGGAATACTCATGCTGCCCGTTGCCAAGATTATCATCTCCGGACTCACCTCCATTGGAGCTGGTATGATTGCCAGCAAGCTCACCAAGCCCCTGGTTTCGAACGCAAATGGAATCGCTAAGATTCTGCTTTGGTTCGGATCCGTGGGCACTGGTGTTGCTGCTAGTGCAATCGTTGCCCGCGAAGTGGAGCTGCAGTTCGATGCGACCGTCAAGGCCGTACAGGAAGCTCGAGACCACGTCGAGATCGAAGACTGATCTCTAGTTTATACCCCATTAACTTGGGGTATAGGCTTTTCTGAAAGGAGCACACATGCCCGGAAAGATTGTCGCCCACGATACCCATCTTCGTATCGATACGGAGTTCATTGAGCTCAAGGACTGCTTCGAGGCATTCCGACGAGGGGTGGAGTACCGTGAGAAGAATGACGTTGATGATATTCTCGTCATCTGTAACGCCCCCGACATAATCGAGTACCAGCTCAAGAACGGGGACAGCTTTATCGTCACCTATGATCCCATCCACCGGATCATCGTGATGCGTGTGTTCCTCCATGACGAGGACATCACCATCAAGCCCATCTATATTTACAACAACCGTGAGTACCAGATCGCCTGTGAGTTCCTCAGGCAGGTAATGCACGACAAGATCGACCTTAAGGACGAGTGGATCGCATGAGCAAAAAGACCCCCAGCGTTATTGATTACTTCAGTCTCAACGGTGACGTTGTAGAGGAGGCCAACGAGTTCGACGGTATCTCCCTCGAGGACTGGATCGACAAGCGAAGCTCAATCAAGCCTTCTTGGGTCGGACAGTACAGCCAGCAGATGCATTTCGACCTCCCGGATGATACTGAGGTGAGTTTCTACAAGACCCCGAATGTTATCTACGCCGACATCCTCTTCGCTGGCGGAGTTCGCACCATTCTCTTCAAGTGCCGACAGAAGAAGAACCTCACTCGATTCATCTCTCGAGTGCTTGAGCTGGCCAACCTCGGCCCGAAGCACGTCCACCCTGATTTCCGCGCCTGATATTTAAGGAGAACATAATGGCACGACTCGGCAACCTCACCATCGAGAACGCCCGAATCTTCTTCAAGGACTTCTCTGCCGCTGGTCCTTACGCCGGAGGTACGAAGCGAACCTTCTGTGTTGAGATCCCCGAGGACATGGTCGAGCAGCTCGAGCGAGACGGATGGAACCTGAAGTCCAGGGAGTCTCGAACTGACCCGGATGCCCTCACACACTATCTCAAGGTGGAGGTGTCCTACCGGGCTCGTCCTCCGAAGATCGTCTGCATTCCGAATCTGACTCGGAGGAAGGTGTTCATCACTGAGCAGACGGTGGACAGTCTGGACTACGTCGAGATCCTGAACGTGGATCTCACGATCAACCCCTATGTCTGGGAGGTCAACGGGAACTCCGGCGTGAAGGCATATTTGGGTACCATGTATGTCACGATCGCCGAGGACCCGCTGGACGCCAAGTACGAGGACAACGAGGAGGTGGCTGCCTGATGCGACGCTACGGATTCTTCAACTTCCTGTTCGACGTCTTCATGGTCTCGGTGACCGGAGGATTCTGGCTCATCTGGATCTTCATCAGGGAGATGCGGCGAGGCTGATTTTATACCCCGGGGTCTGTAAAAGGGCCCCGGGGTCACTCTATTCATTCTCCTAGAAAGGACACACGTGGCTAGCCGACTTATCGTCAGTGCTGATGATATTCTGAAGGCGGTCAAGGAATCGGAGGAGTTCGAGAGGAAGGCCCTCTCTGAGGCTCGGAAGCGAGATCGGGCTGAGGGTAAAGAACCTCGAGAGACTCTGTATCCAAACCCGGATCTTAAGCCTGGTCGAGAGATTGTACTCGACTACATCAAGAACCCGGAGCGTCGTCGTACGCCACGGTGTTCCGTTCACCTTGAGAAGCGGACTGCGAACAACAGCTATCGCTTCGTTGTTGACGTGTCTCAGGTTCGTAACCGAGACCTTGCGGATGAGATTGAGAAGGATCTCTTCGCATTCATGGACTACCTTCTCGACGAGTACGATATTCCACGACGCATTAAAAAGTGAGCACACACATGTTTTCTCTCATCCGGGTCTCCGAAGGCCCCGTCGACATTCACGAGCTCCGTTCTCGCTACCTCGGTAAGCTGAAGACTGAGGACGGGGTTATGCTCCCCACGTTCATCTACAGAAACAAGGACCTCTTCATCACTGAGTTCAAGCCCACTTGCGATGACCAGTGGATCATGTACATGACTAACTCCGAGGGTCTCATCACCAAGATGCGGATCAAGAATGGCGACCTGATGAGTAACGGGTCGGTTCTCTTCCTTGCCGAGGAGCGGAAGACCTACAATGCCCAGGAGTACTACGACTACTGGACTGCTCGTGAGGGTAGGCCTGCTCCGTTCTTCTACGAGTCCCGGCAGTACCACGTCAAGTCCTTCATGCGGGTTCCCGGCTCTACCGACCTGTGGATCACCGCTGAGCGAGAGACAGGGCACTGGTACACCTTCCGTATGTCGGACGACCAGAAGTCCAAGTTCACTCGCCACACAATAACGAACGAGAAGGGACACCAGAGTTACGACTGGGTCCTCAAGAACGTTGAGTGGGCCGCTGACACAATCCGTTATTTCTGAGGAGGACATGATGGAACTCACTGACGGCGGATGGTACAAGACTCCTCGTATTGTTAAGGGGGAGGACTTCCTCGCACATATCCATGACACGTATGCGTCGGGGAATGCTATGTATGTGGAGTTCAAAGCGTCCGAGGGCGAGGTGCGCGTCCTCGAGTACCGGCGACTCTATGATGTAGACACAGAAAACGCAGTCCTGTTCACAATCAACACGTACCCGCAAGGGAATATCCTCCTCAAGAACATTGAGGAGTACGAATTCATCCAGTACCGACCCCAGCAAGCATGGAAGGCTATTCATATGGGAAGCACCAAGCGCATCAACCTCGAGCAGTTCGACCAGATCTGGCTCGATCAGACATTCCAGAAGCTGCACCCGGTTATTGTCAACCACGACGGCAAGTTCTGGCACGTGATGGGGCTGAAGCTAGACGTGGACGCAGATGGCTCGTTCTGGGGGCTCTATCTCAAGCGTCAGGACAGCGACTTCATGAAGGAGATTCGCATGCCTCTGACTCAGAAGTTCATCTACAACCCCATCTCGGGTTCCTGGTCTCTTGACGATCCGACTCAGGAGATCAAGGACCTCGAGGAGATCAAGCGGACTCTCCGGGCTGATGCGATACTCGATGTGACAGTCTCGGGTGTGCCTATGAAGCTGATCCGGGTTCAGGAGATCGCAAAGGGCGTCCTCTTCTTCGTCTTCCAGGACGACGAGAAGAACAAGCGGTACTACTACGCTCGTCGTACAACCAAGCTCCGTATCGTTACGGACTCGGAGACGGGTGAGCAGAAGTACCTTCTGGACCACATCAAGGCCATGCACATTGACTGAGCGCTGGCGAAGTTTACCCCACCCCTACTCAAGGTATGAGGCATCTGATCTCGGTCGGGTGCGGAATGTCTCGAGTGGGCGAGTTCTTCGGATCCAGAAGTGCTCAGACGGGGCTCCCGGGTTCTCCCTGTATCGCGATGACTCAGGTAAGCAGACCATGGTTCGCTGTGGTATTGTTATCTGGCGTGCGTTCAACGGAGAGCCCGGGAGGGGGCACTATGTCATCCACCTGAATGGTGATATGGCTAACGCCCGTCTTGAGAACCTGGATCTCGTTTCGTACTCGGCGTACCGGCAGGCCTGGTATGATGAGTACAATGCTCGGATGGATGAGCTCTTTGAAGAGACCCGGTCTGAGTTCGACGACTACATCTTCGGCTCATGTACTGAGTCGGAGGCGGATAGAAAGGTTCGCTTTGGCGACTGAGAACTGGAAGACGATCCCCGGCCTCAATGACAAGTACGAGGTATCGGATCTTGGGCGGGTTCGGAATAAGAACACCGGTCGTTTCCTCACACCCCGGTACAAGGACGGGTGCTACATGTATCGCATGGAGAAGCCCAGTCCTCATGGTAGGGAGCGCAAGGTCTACTCAGCAGCGGTTCTTGTGTGGAGTCTGTTCGTTGGTGAGATCCCTGACGGATACTGGGTTCAGTACAATGACGGGAACCGACGGAATCTGGCCGTGTCAAACCTCTACCTCAAGTCGAACTCAGAGTTCCGCAAGGAAGAGTACAAGGAGGGTCGTCTTGGGTTTCAGCTCGTGAAGTCAGAATTCGACGAGTGGATCTTCGGTGACTGTCTCGAAAGGAGAACTTGGTAGAATGACAGTTACGTATCGCCCTGAGCAGATCCAGGCGGTGCGTCAACTGCAGAACGGCAGCATCTTGGCGGGTGGAGTTGGTTCGGGGAAGACCCTGACCAGCCTGGCGTGGTACCTCACGTCGGTTTGTAACGCCGCCTCGTTCAAGAAAGGGGGGTCCTTGGCTAAGAATAAGGTCAAGGGCTCCCCTACGCTGTATGTCATCACAACCGCTAAGAAGCGGGATTCCCTTGAGTGGGAGGAAGAAGCTGCGCGTCTCGGTCTGAGTACAGATCCTGCATGTTCTTTCACAGGTTCATCCATTGTGGTGGACTCGTGGAACAACATCGGGAAGTACTCGGATCGAGAACACGCGGTATTCTTTTTTGATGAGCAGCGTGCTTCCGGCAGTGGGCGCTGGGTCAAGGAGTTCTTGAAGATTACTCGTAAGAACACCTGGCTTCTGCTCTCAGCGACGCCTGGAGATGTCTGGATGGACTATCTCCCGGTATTCATGGCTCACGGTTTCTTCAGGACTCGTACGGAGTTCATGGAGGATCATGTCATATTTGATCGCTTCGCAAAATACCCCAAGGTCAAACGATACATAGGGGAGGCGAAGCTGCAGCGTTTGCGCCGGAGTATCCTTGTGGAGATGCCGGTGGAGCGACACACTACTCGTGAGAGGGAGACTGTCTACTGTGATTACGATCGTGACTTGTATAAGTGGGTCGTTAAGAATAGAATGGATCCCTGGACAGAGGAACCCCTTAGAGATGCAGGTGGGGTCTGCAGAATCTTGAGAAAGGTGGTCAGTGATAATGACTGGCGTTCAGAGCAAGCCAAGCGCATACTCTCAAGCAATGAGAGGGTTATCGTATTCTACAATTACAACTATGAGCTCGATCGAATCCTTGCAGTTGCAGAGAGCCTTGGACTGCCTACGGCGCAATGGAATGGACATCGGCACGATGCTATACCAGCAGAACCTCGATGGGTCTATATCTGTCAGTACACCTCGGCAGCAGAGGGATGGAACTGTACTAGTACCGATACGGTTCTCTTCTGGTCCCTCAACTATTCCTGGCGAGTGACGGAGCAGTGTGAGGGTCGTATCGACCGATTGAACACCCCGTATTCTCGGTTGAAGTACTACTTTCTTGAGTCTCATTCCTCGATAGATGAGGCGGTTCGGCGGTCATTGAGCTCGAAGAAGGTGTTCAACGAGAGGGCATTCGTCGGTTAGAATACGTGTGACGGTGGGTCGGGAGAGTGGTCACTTTTTATTTGGTGGCCATTTTTCCGTCCCACTGGCCATTTTTTCATGTTACAGAAGTGACAGATGATACTCATCACACGTATTGTGGACAAAAAAGTGGCCACTTAGGTGTCACACGTATTGTGGACTTTTCCTTGGAATTGCAACGAAAGGTCGCAAAGTGGCCATTTTTTGTAAAATATATATATTGATTGATTGATTGATTTTTTAATATATATATGAGTATAGGTTTTTTTGGGTATTTTTTGTCCACCCCTTCCTTGAGGCTGTTTGATGATGTTTAATGATGTTTATCGATCGAATTTTCACATTAGTCACATCTGTAACAAAACCCCACCCAATCAAGAATACCCCCTCTACAATACGTGTGACACCCCTTGTCGCAATCTACGCATATAATGATAAGAAGGATAGAAACAAGCCTATCCCTTCTTATAGGCTTACCCAGAGGAGCACACCATGCGTGAGTCACAATTCCAAGCACAGCTCATCAAGAAGCTGAACAAGATGCTGCCCGGGATCATCATTCTGAAAAATGACCCCAACTACATTCAAGGCATACCCGATCTGATTCTTCTCTACAAGAATCGTTGGGCCGCCCTTGAGGTGAAGCGAGGCGCCATTGCCTCAGTCCGTCCGAATCAAGCACACTATGTTCGGACCATGCATGCTATGTCGTATGCTGCATTCATCTACCCTGAGAACGAGAGCGAGATCCTCAGTGAAGTTCAACAATCACTCACAGCTTAGTGGGGCCCACGCATTCCTTTCCGCCAGTAAGTATCACTGGCTCAACTACTCTCCCGACAAACTGATCGAGACCTTCCGAACCGCCCAGGCTGCCGCAAAAGGCACCCGTCTTCACGAGCTCGCCGCTGAGCACATTCGACTGAAGATGCGCATGCCCCGAAACAAGGTGACATTCAACAACTATGTTAACGATGCTATTGGGTTTCGGATGGAGCCGGAGCAAGTCCTGTTTTACTCGGTCAACTGCTTTGGCACTGCTGACGCTATCTCCTTTGACAAGGGCCTGCTTCGCATCCACGATCTGAAGACTGGTGTTCACCCCGCCAAGATTGATCAGCTCATGATCTACGCGGCACTCTTCTGCCTCGAGTATGATGAGCGTCCTGGAGCTATCAACTACGAGCTCCGCATCTACCAGAATGATGATATTCAGGTAGCAAACCCTGAGGGCGATGATATTGCCCCAATCATGGACACCATCATCCAATTCGACAAGCTTATCGAGAAGATCAAGGAAGAGGAGGCCTAATGGATCTCGCCCACTATGGTGTTAAGCGCCGTTCCGGGCGCTATCCTTGGGGTTCTGGTCAGGACCCCCACCAGCACTCTGGTGACCTGCTTTCTACCATCAAGGGCTTAAAGGCGAAAGGTCTCAGCGAGACTGAGATCGCCAAGGGCCTTGGAATGACCACCACCCAGCTTCGAGCCCAGAAGTCCATTGCTAAGAACGAGAAGCGTAAGGCTGACGTTGCGATGGTAGCCCGGCTCAAGGAGAAGGGGATGTCCAACACGGCTATTGGTCGTCGTATGGGCATCAACGAGTCCTCCGTTCGAGCGCTTTTAGACCCCACCCTCAAAGAAAGGGCGGGGAGCACTGAAGCACTGGCCAAGGAGCTCAAGAAGCAGGTCGGCAAGGACGGTCTTCTTGACGTCGGTCTCGGCGTTGAGGTCAACATGGGTGTCACAAGCACCAAGATGAAGACCGCGACCGCCATGCTCGAGGCCGAGGGCTATCACGTCCACAAGGTGAAGGTCCAGCAGCAGACGACTGGTAAATTCACCGAAATGAAGGTCCTGGTGCCTCCGGGCATGGACTACAAGACGGTTCTGGCCAAGAGGGGCGAAATTAAAGCCCCGGGTGTCAATATTGAGGACCGGGGTCGTACCGTGTACGGTATCGAGAAGCCCACTGCAGTTTCCAGCAAGCGATTGAAGGTTCGCTATGGAAACGAGGGTGGTACCGATATGGACGGCGTTATTGAGGTTCGACGAGGAGTCAAAGACCTCTCCCTCGGCGGCTCAAACTATGCCCAGGTTCGTATCTCTGTTGATGGTACGCACTACCTCAAAGGTATGGCGATGTACTCGGATGATATTCCTAAAGGATATGATCTCCGGTTCAACACCAACAAGAACCCCACCGGCAATAAGCTTGACGCCCTCAAGAAGCAGACTGGCGATCCTTCGAACCCGTTCGGTTCGGTGATTCGAAAGCAGCTTCACTACACTGATGCCCACGGCAAGAAGAAGCTGTCGGCGATGAACATCGTCAACGATGAGGGTACTTGGGGTGATTGGTCGAAGACCTTGAGTTCCCAGTTCCTCTCGAAGCAGCCCGTCTCTCTTGCCAAGCAGCAGCTTAAGGCCGTACGAGACAAGCGCCGTGCTGAGTTCGAAGAGATCATGGCTCTGACAAATCCCTCCGTTAAGAAGAAGCTTCTGCAGTCTTTTGCAGACTCTGTGGATTCTGACGCCGTGGATCTTAAGGCTGCTGCTCTCCCTCGACAGGCCAGCCAGGTCATCCTTCCCGTCCCCAAGATGAAGACTACGGAGGTTTACGCCCCCAACTTCAAACATGGGGAGAAGGTTGTTCTTGTTCGTCACCCTCATGGTGGACGATTCGAGATCCCAGAACTGACAGTCAACAATAAAAACCCCCATGCCAGAAAAGCCATAGGGACTAAGGTTAAGGATGCTATCGGTATCCACCCTAAGGTCGCTGAGCGTTTGTCTGGTGCGGACTTTGATGGTGACTCGGTTCTCTGCATTCCCAACAATAGCGGAAAGGTCAAGACCTCACCGGCTCTTAAGGGGCTGAAGGACTTCGACCCCAAGGCTATGTATCCGGCATACCCTGGTATGAAGCCCATGACTTCTAAGCAGAAGCAGATGAAGATGGGCGAGGTTTCAAACCTCATTACCGATATGACTATCGGTGGTGCAAACCAGGCTGAGATTGCCCGTGCTGTTCGACACTCCATGGTTGTGATTGACGCCGAGAAGCACAAGCTCAACTATAAGCAGTCCGAGATCGATAATGGTATTGCCGCCCTCAAGAAGAAATACCAGGGTAAGGCGAATGCTGGGGCTTCTACTCTGATCAGTCGTGCTTCTTCCGAGAAGCGGGTTGCTGAAAGAAAAGCCCGGTCCGCTTCAAAGGGTGGGCCTATCGATAAGCGGACAGGTCGCAAGGTCTATGAAGAGACTGGGGCTACTTATGTGGACAAGCATGGTAAGACCGTGCTCCGTACTGAGAAGTCTACTAAGTTGGCCGAGACCCATGATGCATACTCCCTTGTTTCTAAGAACGGGAGTGCTATTGAAACGGTCTATGCCAACCACTCTAACGAACTTAAGGCCATGGCTAACGAAGCTCGTAAGGCTACGCTTGCTATCCCCTCGGTTCGAAAGAATCCCCAGGCTGCTAAGACATACGCCCCTGAAGTTAAGTCCCTCAAGGCCAAAGTAAACGAGGCCCTCCGGAATAAACCCAGGGAAAGACAGGCACAGGTCCTAGCTGATGCGGTCATCAGGGCTAAGAAGCAGGCTGATCCTACTCTTGCTACTGATAAGGAGCGCCTCCAGAAAGCCCGCCGCCAGGCTTTAGCCGAGGCCCGTTCAAGAACGGGGGCTGGTAAGAAGCCTTTCGCTATCACTCCTCGAGAGTGGCAGGCTATCCAGGAAGGTGCTGTCTCGCAGGCTGCTCTCAACAAGGTTCTTGAACTTGCTGATGAATCAGTAGTAAGGGAACTGGCTACACCTAGGTCGCAGCCTAAGGTATCGTCCAGCATGGTGTCCAGAGCTAAGGCTATGAGTAGCAGAGGTAAGACTGCTGCTGAGATTGCTGAAGCTTTGGGAATCTCAACAACTTCTGTACACCGTGCTCTTGAGGAGGGCTGACCACACCATGGTACACACCCTCTCACAGGGCCTCTCTGAGGAGGTCTACTATGGCTAGGATGCTGTCCACAGTGGACAATCCTTACGATCCAAGAACTTCATGGGACGAATGGTTTGCTTTTGACACTGCCCATGGCTACGGTACCTGTGGCCTCCTGGCCAGGCTGTGCACATCAAGCGATTCGTTAAGTGAAGAACTTGAAATCGAAGAAATTGAAAATGCAATTGATCGAATTCTCAATCTTGATGGAACAAATTTCTATCAAACTTTTGAGATTGATGATTGAAAAATAAAAATTTCTTCGTCGACCCGGGGGAGGGGGGTCTCGCATTTAGGCCCCCCACCCTCATCGCCGCCCCCTCCATATTTTCCCCGGAGGGATATTTGGAAAGCCAATTGGGGACTAGGTTCTAGGGCCCGCAGGAAGTTTCTCGTGTGCTCCTTTCTTCCTGCTGGTCTCGCTCACAACGGGCCCTAGAATCTAGCCCTCAATTGGCCCCAAACGCCCTCTATCTAAGGAGCAACTATGGGTAAAAGGGCCGCAACACCCTCTAAACCAGCTCGAACTGTGGGACAACGAGAGGCGCAGATGATCAATCTCGCGCTTAAGCTCGCTGAGAAGCAGCTTCGGGAGGGTACCGCACCGGCAACCACGGTGAACCACTACCTCAAGCTCGCCTCCACAAGAGAACAGCTGGAGGTAGAGAAGCTGAGGAACGAAACAGCACTCCTCGAGGCGAAGAAGACTGCGCTCGTCAGCGCGGAGCAAGCCGAGAAGATTGCCAAAGAAGCCATCGAAGCCTTCCGTACATACTCTGGAGCGGGAGATGTTACGAACGTATACTGAACTGGCGCGCCTCGAGACCTTTGAGGAGCGGTTTGACTACCTGGCTCTCACCGGGCAAGTCGGTACAGCCACGTTTGGCTTCGATCGTTACCTGAACCAACGATTCTACACCTCGACGGAGTGGAAGAAGGTCAGGAACTTTGTTCTGGCTCGAGATGAAGCCTGTGACCTCGGGATCGAGGGACTTGACATCAGATACATGCCGCTAATCCACCATATGAATCCGATTCAGCCCAGAGATCTCGAGGAATTCAATCCAGACATCCTCGAGCCAGAGTTTCTCATTACCACAACCAAGAATACCCACAACGCGATACACTTCGGAGACCGATCGAGGTTGACACCAAGAGTTGTTGAGCGTCGACCGAATGATCAAGCTCCCTGGAGGATCTAATGGGAACCATTCTTGAAGATACCAAGAAGGCAATCGGCATCATGCCGGGATATGATGTCTTCGACGACCAGATCCTCATGCACATCAACACTGCACGAATGGATCTCGCACAATTGGGGCCAAAATGCGACGTCCCGATTGAGAAAGATACCGCTTGGACGGTCTTCGATTCGATAGATGACGAAGCGGCTATCAAGTCTTACATTGCCATGAAGGTTAAGCTGTTCTTCGACCCACCGGGGAACTCCTTCTTGGTCTCCGCTTACCAGAAGCTGATCGAGGAGGCAGCATGGCGACTGATCTACCAGACCGAGGGGAAACAGAGGTAGAAGACCTCATTCACCACGGTGTAAAAGGCCAGAAATGGGGCGTCATCCGCAAGAAGGCTAGCGCTGGCCGGAAGGCCACCATCAAGGCTATCCAGAAGAGCGGGCGATTCACCGCCAACGCGACCAAGACGACTATCAAGACCGCCCGAACTGGAGCGGCTAAGGTACAGAAGGCTAAGCAGGCCCATGACCAGCGAGTCGCCGGAAAGATCCAGGCAAAGAAAGAGGCCAAGGCCCGCAAGAAGTTCGCAAATCGCGGATACAAGAAGATCAGCGACACTGAGCTCCAGTCTCGAATTAAGAGGCTGGAGCAAGAGAAACGCTATCGGGAGCTCAAGGCCGATCGCCACCTGGTTCGAGGTCGTGAAGTCACTCGATCGATCCTCGAGAACTCTCTGACCAAGGCCGGAACGTACGCAGCAACCAAGGCTATGAAGACCGCCTTTGATAAGTCTTTCGATCCCGGCAAGACTGGTAAGTCCACGGCCGAGACCATTAAGAAGGCGGCAGAGAAGGCCAAGGAAGCCGCTGAGGCTGCCTCCGTTGTCGCAGAAGAGGCTAAGGCTGAGTATCGGTCAACTGGCGGACCTACTAAGGTCAAGGGTCAGGCTCTTCCAAAGAGTAAGACTCCGAAACAGATCGAAAAGCCTAAGTCATACAAGCAGACTAAGCCCTCTCCCAAGAAGAAGCGGTATCCTCGTAACCCGGGGAGCACTGCTAAGTAATGCTCTCAAACACCGCAGTACCAAAATACTACGGGCAGTTTCGAGATGCAGTCGTCCGAGGAGAGATTCCGGTATGTGAAGAGATCTCATGCGAGATGAATCGCATTGATGCTCTGATCGCCAACCCGGAATACTACTACGATGACAAAGCTGTAGAGGGTTTTATCGCATACTGCGAGAATGAGCTCACGCTGTCCGACGGAGCCGACCTCCACTTGCTCGACAGCTTCAAGCTCTGGGCCGAACAGCTCCTTGGCTGGTACTACTTCGAGGATCGTCAGGTCTTTGTCCCATATGAGGACGGAGTCGGCGGTCGATACGAGACCAAAACAGTAAAGAAGCGCCTAACAATCAAGCAGTATCTGATCGTTGCTCGTGGAGCAGCGAAGTCGATGTATATGTCTCTCATCCAGAACTACTTCATGGTGATTGACACTACAACGACACATCAGATCGCTACGGCTCCGACCATGAAGCAGGCGGAAGAAGTGATGGGTCCATTTCGGACCGCCATCACCCGCGCAAGAGGTCCGCTGTACAAGTTCCTGACTGAGGGATCCATTCAAAATACAACCGGTGCGAGAGCTAACCGCCAGAAGCTGGTCGCTACAAAGAAGGGCGTGGAGAATTTTCTGACCGGATCCCTTCTCGAGGTCCGCCCCATGTCCATCGACAAACTTCAGGGTCTTCGACCCAAGGTTTGTACGGTGGATGAGTGGCTTTCTGGCGACATCCGTGAGGACGTCGTCGGTGCTCTCGAACAGGGTGCCTCGAAGATCGACGATCCGGTCATCTTGGCCGTCTCTTCGGAAGGAACAATCCGCAATGCGGTGGGTGACACCATGAAGATGGAGTTGCTCAAAATCCTGAAGGGCGAATACATCGCCCCTCACATCTCAATTTTCTACTACCGACTTGACGACATCAAGGAAGTAGCAGATCCTGCTATGTGGGTGAAAGCCCAGCCGAACATCGGCATCACCGTCTCTTATGATCGGTATCAGCAGGACGTCGAGCGAATGGAACAAGCCCCAGCCGCTCGAAATGACATCCTCGCCAAGAGGTTTGGAATCCCCATGGAGGGATACACGTACTTCTTCACCTACGAGGAGACGATCCCGCACAGGAAGAATACGTTCTGGAACATGCAGTGCGCTATGGGCGCTGACTTGTCCCAGGGTGATGACTTCTGTGCGTTCACCTTTCTGTTCCCCCTCAGGAATCAAGCTTTCGGTGTAAAAACTCTGGCATACATTTCCGAGCTGACGCTCATGAAGTTGCCGGGCGCTCTACGCCAGAAGTATGATGAGTTCATCCAAGAAGGAAGCCTCCGAGTCATGGAGGGTACCGTCCTGGACATGATGGAGGTCTATGAAGATCTGGACCAATACATCGACGAACAGAAGTACGACGTCTCGGCGTTTGGGTTCGACCCGTACAACGCCAAGGAGTTCGTAACCAGGTGGGAGCAGGAGAACGGACCGTACGGTATCGAGAAGGTAATCCAGGGCGCTAGAACCGAATCGGTCCCCCTAGGGGAGCTGAAGAAGCTGGCCTCGGAGCGCCTTCTCATCTTCGACCAGGAACTCATGTCCTTTACTATGGGGAACTGCGTAACTCTCGAGGATACCAACGGAAACCGGAAGCTACTGAAGAAACGCTCGGAAGAGAAGATTGACTCAGTAGCTGCTCTGATGGATGCCTTCGTGGCATACAAGATCAATAAGGAGGCATTCGAATGAGCGAGGAGGTGAAATGGGTCTTAGTGATCGACTAGCTCACGCATGGAATGCGTTTTCAAAATCCCCAGACAAGAAGAACTTCACTCCGGAGTACGGTTCATGGACATTCGGTAATCCAAACCTGAATTACCGTCCTGTCGTCGGCGACCAGACAATTGTCACGAGCATCTATAACCAGATTGCTATTGATGTATCGAATATTCCTATTCGACACGTCAAGACTGACGATAATGGCAACCTCAAGAGCTACTACCGTAGCTACCTTGATGACTGCCTGTCTCTGAGCGCCAACATCGACCAGACCGGTCAGGGTTTCTTCCAGGATTTGGTACTCACACTCTTCGAAGAGGGCGCTGTAGCGATCGTTCCAGTAGATACAGATGTCAGCCCAGATTTGACTCAGGGCTACGACATTAAGTCTATGCGAGTCGGCACAATCCTGAACTGGTATCCTCGCCATGTTCGAGTCGAGGTCTACAATGACCAAACTGGACAGCGAGAACAGCTGACTCTCGAGAAGGAGTTTGTCGCTGTTGTACAGAACCCTCTGTACAGCGTGATGAATGCTCCGAACTCGACGCTGCAGCGACTGACGCAGAAGCTCCACCTGTTGGATGCCATTGATAAGCAGTCCGGATCTGGTAAGCTGGACATCATCATTCAGCTTCCATACGTCGTCAAGACTGAGCTGAAGAAGCAGCAGGCTGAGGCACGACGAAAGGCGATTGAGGAACAGCTCGCTGGGTCGCAGTACGGTATCGCTTACACCGATGGTGCGGAGCGAATCACTCAGCTGAACCGACCTTCCGAGAACAACCTCATGAGTCAGATTCAGTGGCTCACCACCCAGCTGTACAACCAGCTTGGAATGACTGAGGATGTCTTCACCGGAAAAGCTGATGCTCGACAGATGCTGAACTATCAGAACCGAACGGTTCGTCCAGTTCTGAAGGCGATCACGGATGCCATCACCAGGACTTTCCTCACCAAGACTGCCCGAACGCAGAAGCAGCGGGTAATGGCGATCGAGGATCCGTTCCTCAACGTCCCGCTCGAGGAGATGTCCAAGCTGGTCGACTCCGTCAAGCGTAATGAGATTGGCACGGCCAATGAGCTTCGTCCGAAGTTCGGCTGGGCCCAGTCCGATGACGAGACGGCAAACCAGTTGGTGAACTCCAACATCAATCCGATGGGTGAGGAGATGCCACCCGGCGAAGAGCCGGTTGACGAAACCCCAGCCGCGGATGTACCAATTTCCGAACTGATGGAGAGTAGTCAAAATGGCAGTTAAGTGTGATTTCTCTGGCTACGCCACGAAGAACGATGTTCGGTGCTCGGATAACAAGGTAATCCGGCACGGGGCTTTCGCGGCGTACGATGGGAAGACTGTTCCTCTTGTTTGGCAGCACAAGCACGGTGACGTCGAGAACGTCCTGGGGCATGCCGACCTTGAGGTTCGAGATGATGGGGTCTATGCCTACGCCCATCTTAACAACACGGATCGTGGCCGGACCGCTCGAGAGATGGTCAAGAACGGCGACATCAAGGCGATGAGTATCTACGCCACCCACGTTCGGGCTCGGGGCAACGACGTTGTCCACGGCGAGCTCGTTGAGGTGAGCCTGGTGCTACGCGGCGCTAACCCTGGCGCACTCATCGACCAGGTCTCCATCGAGCATGGTGACGACGGCGATGAGATCGAGGCTGTCATCTACACAGATGCACAGCTGGACTTCGTCTCGCACGGTGATGACGTCGAGGACGAGGATGAGGACTTCGAGGCGGAGGAGACGGACGACGTCGAGCACGCTGAGGAGGAGCCGGAGGCCGATGAGGCTGAGGGCGACGAGGACGACCCCACGCTCGGGGAGATCTTCGATGGAATGACCGAGGAGCAGAAGACGGCGGTCTATGCCATCGTCGGGCAGCTCGTCGATTCCGTAGATGAAGAGGCGGAGGAGTCTGAGACCGAAGAGGCCGAGGACACCGCCCATTCCGACACAACTGAGGATACTATGGCTCACAAGAACGTGTTTGAGGGCTCCGCTACCACCGAGGAGCTCCCCGTCCTGACTCACGCCCAGGTCGAGACCATCTTCGAGGACGCTCGCTCCAGCGGCTCCCTGAAGCAGGCCATCCTGGCCCACGCCGACGCTTACGGCATCAAGCAGATCGAGACCCTCTTCCCGGAGGCCAAGGATCTGTGGAACCAGCCGGAGTTCATCAAGCGCAAGACCGATTGGGTTAACTCCGTCGTCGGCGCTGCTAAGCACTCCCCCTTCTCCCGCATTCGCACCCGCTTCGCTGACATCACGGCCGACGAGGCCCGTGCCCGAGGTTACATTAAGGGCAATAAGAAGGAAGACGAGGTCTTCACGTTGCTGCAGCGTGTTACCTCTCCGACCACAATCTATAAGAAGCAGAGGTTGGATAGGGATGACATTCTGGACATCACTGACTTTGATGTCGTCTCTTACATCCGCGGCGAGATGAAGATCATGCTTGAGGAGGAGCTCGGTCGGGCCGTCCTCATCGGTGATGGTCGTCAGGCCTCCTCCAAGGACAAGATCAAGGAGGACTGCATCCGCCCGATCTACAAGGAGGACAGCCTCTACGCTCCTCGCGTAGTCCTGGCCAAGGAGACCACCACCGAGGACGTTCTGGACTCCATCGTCCGCGCTATGGACGACTACGATGGCGCTGGCAACCCCACCTGGTTCGCCGAGCCCCACATGGTCACCGAGATCCTGCTGCTCAAGGACAAGATGGGGCACCGTCTGTTCCGCAGCGTCTCCGAGCTTGCCGACTACGTCGGTGTCTCGAAGATCGTCAAGGTCCCGCTGATGAAGGGCCTGCAGCGCACCTCTGCCAAGAATGGTGTCGTTGACGCCCTCGGTATCATCGTCAATATGTCCGATTACACCATTGGTGCGGACAAGGGTGGTCAGCTCTTCGCGGCTGAGGACTTCGACATTAGCTTCAACCAGTACCACTACCTGCTGGAGACCCGTCTCTCCGGTGCGCTGACTCACCCGAAGTCGGCCATCATCGTTGAGCGGAAGACCGAGACTGGTAACGTTGTCGCGGAGCCGTGATAGATGGCCAAATTCTTCGGTGAGATAGGATTTGCTACACAGGTCCAGACCGAGCCGGGAATTTGGGAAGACAAAATTGTCGAGAAGCAGTACTATGGCGATGTGTTTCGTGAAGCACGCCGCTTTGGTAGCAGCGACGAGATTCTGGGGAGTATCAACCTCAGCAACCAGATCAGCATTCTCGCTGATGGGTTCTTAACGGATAACATCCAGAATCTCAGATACGTACGCTGGATGGGGGGACTTTGGAAAATCTCCTACGTGGAGCTGAAGTTCCCCCGTCTGGTTCTCGAGTTGACGGGGGTGTATAATGGACCGACGCCTAGCTCTCCATGAGAAGCTAGTAGAGATCCTCGGGTCGGATAAGGTCTATTACCAGCCACTCCCGTCGCTTAAGCTCTCGTATCCGTGTATCGTATACGAGCGACATCCGGGTGATCCGATGTACGCGGACAACCTCAAGTATATCAAAGCAAACCGGTTCCAGGTTACTCTGATCGCCCGGCATCCCGAGGACCCGACACGAACGAAGATCGAGGACCTTTTGTTCAGCCGCCATGAGTCTCGACTCGTAGCGGACAACCTCTATCACGACATCTTCGACGTCTACTATTAGGAGTTAACATGGCTGCACTTGTCTGGGACAAGACTGGTGAGCGCCGTATTGAGACTGGTGTCGACCACTGCGCACTGTATGTGTACGACCCGGCCCAGAAGACTTACGGTAAGGGCGTTGCTTGGAATGGTATCACCGCCATCTCCGAGAAGCCCGAGGGCGCTGAGGCGACCGACCTCTACGCCGACAACATTCTGTACCTTTCGATGCTCTCGGCTGAGAAGCTGAAGGCCACGATTGAGGCCTACACCTACCCCGATGAGTTCGAGCAGTGTGACGGTTCCGCCACTCTGACGAAGGGTGTTAAGATCGGTCAGCAGGACCGACTGGCTTTCGGTCTCGTCTACCGCACTAAGATCGGTGACGACGTGGCTGGCCAGGACAAGGGCTACAAGCTCCACATCCTGTACGGCTGCAAGGCTTCTCCTTCCGAGAAGGGTTACAAGACCGTCAACGACTCTCCCGAGGCGATCTCCTTCTCCTGGGAGCTGTCCACCACGCCGGTCAATGTGTCCGGCGCCAAGCCGACCTCGCTGCTGACCATCTCGTCTCTGGACGTCGACGCTACCAAGCTGAAGGCCCTCGAGGCTAAGCTGTTCGGCTCCGACGCTGGTCAGGGTGGAGCTCAGGCCACCGAGCCCAAGCTCCTCCTGCCGGACGAGATCAAGGTTCACTTCGCAGGCTGATATACCACACCGGGGGCTCAGAGACCTAGACTCCTGGGCCCTCGGTGCCTGCAATGCTTATAGTTTCTATCCCGGATCTCGACGGGTTCGATGAGGAGACAGGCACCTTTGTCTCCATGCCTGGCGGAGTCCTGCACCTGGAGCACAACCTGGTCGCGCTGTCAAAATGGGAGTCAATTACCCATAAGCACCTCATCGGTAATGACAAAGTTACCCCTGAGGAGATGGCCCTCTACATCAAGTGTATGATCACTGATGAGGAGTACGACCCGTCGCTCTTGGATAGGATCCCCCCATCTGAGGTTGATCGTATCAGCGCCTATATGGGCGACACGATGACCGCAACCACCATCCGAGAAACGGGTGGAGAGTCTGGATCTGGAGAGTACACTTCATCCGAGTTGATCTACTACTGGATGATTGCTTGCCAGATCCCCTTCGAGTGTGAGACATGGCACATCAACCGACTACTCACACTCATTCGGGTCTGCAACCAAAAGAATCAGCCCGATAAGAAGATGTCCCAGTCCGAGATTATGGAACGGAACCGGGAACTCAACAGAGCCAGGCGAGCGAAGCTTGGTTCGAAGGGATAACAATGATCAGTCACGAAGACATTCCCGAGGAGGCGCTTGCTCCGCAGGCCCACATCGGAACTGATCCCATGGAGGACAAGGAGATTCACGTCTCCCAGACTACTGAGGTGATGAAGTGAGCGTCGCAGACAACGTACTCTCTCGCGCCGCAGCGAGGATTGGTTACTATGCACCAGACGACCCTCAGCCCGGATCCGAAGCTGGCCGATACTGGGCAGCTCGAACTGGTCAGCAGTGGCTTGCTGGACCGTCCGACTCTGTTTGGTGGTGCATGCTCTTCGTCAGCATGTGTCTGGACGAGTGCGGGCAGATTGACGCTATTGGAGGATTCTCCTTTAACACTGACTACACCGTCAACAAGGTCCGCCAGCACCCTGACGCTTACTTCGTATCAGTTTACGACGCACAGCCCGGGGATGTCGTCATCTACAACTGGGATGGCGGCGGCACGGACCACGTTGGCTTCGTCGAGAAGAACCTTGGCGGCGGCACGCTCCAGACGATCGAGGGCAACACCTCGTCTGGTAGCTATGGTTCGCAGTCTGCTGGCAATGGTGTTTGGCGGCGCGTCCGCAATCAGTCGATCGCTTATGTGATCCGGCCTGCGTATACCGACTCTCCGAGCAACACTGCTCCCGCTGGCCCTGCTGACATCCGTGCGCTGCAGCGTGCAGTCCGGGCGACCCCCGACAATGTCGCCGGGCCGAACACTCGGTCTCGCTGCTATGCTCTTGCCGCGGCTTCCCAGTGGGGCGGGAAGACCTTCCCCTTCGGCGTGGCCTTCACACAGTCCGTGGTCGGCACTGAGCAGGATGGGGTCTGGGGTGACGCCTCGGAGGAGGCACACGACGCGACCGTCGAGGCCGTTCAGGCTGCAGTCGGCGCTGAGGTAGACGGCGTTTATGGCGCCGAGACCAATACCAAGGTGAACGCTCTGCTCGACAGGGCCGAACAGCCGTAGGAGGCTCAAAATGGCAGCGCCATACTGTACTTTAACGGGGACAATTCCCGGAGGAGAGAATGGTCGGGCTACTGTCCGAATCATTCCTGACGTAAAGGGTGCTACGGCTACCGTTGACGGGGCCTCAGTATCTATGCGCGAGCATGTGGTTCGGACAGACCAGGCTGGCGCTGTCAACATCGAGGTGCTTGCTCCAGGTTCTGGCGTTAGCCCCGCCGGTTCCTGGACGCACACCATCTTCATCGACTCCCCCACGTTTGACATCGTCAAACACGTGGCTCTTACTCAGGGTGGATCGATCGACATCATGACTGTCGACCCCACCTCGGAGATTTCTCCGCTGCCATTTGGGGGAGGAGGCGGAGGAGGAGCTGGGTCTCCTGGCCCGGTCGGACCTCGAGGGCCGGTTGGTCCTCCTGGACCCAAGGGTGATGTCGGTAATCCTGGCCCAAAGGGTGATCAGGGTCTTCAGGGACCCGCCGGTCCTATTGGCCCCCAGGGACCTCCCGGACCTAAGGGAGATGCTGGAGAACGTGGACCAGAAGGACCTAGGGGTCTTCAGGGTCCACCCGGACCCGCTGGTGGTGGAGCTGGAGGAACCCCGGTACCCGGCCCCGAAGGACCTCGAGGACCTGCTGGTCCCCCTGGACCTAAGGGAGAACAAGGAGTCCAGGGTCCTCCCGGACCTAAGGGCGATAACGGACTTCCTGGCCCAGCCGGAGCAAACGGTCAACCTGGACCTAAGGGTGAGAATGGCTCGGCCGGTCCTGCTGGACCTCCTGGTCCCCAGGGTCCTCCCGGACCTGCTGGAGAGCGTGGCCCTGCCGGTCAGGATGCGGTGACGCCTCAGCTCGACCGATACCTCACCAAGGACGAGGCAGCCAAGACATACGGCGAGAAGGCTGACGTCGAAGACGCACTCCGACAGACCAACCCGTTCAAGAACGGTGCTCGGTACTACTCTCCAGTGACCTATTACTGGCCTGACTACTACCAGGACGGCAAGCCTGGGCAGTTCTCCAAGTGGGCTCAGACACTGAAGTTCCGTGACAACCTTGGATACGTCATCCTTAACCGCAATAGTGGAGACTGGGAGGCACAAGAGGTAGACTTCCAGAAGCAGGGCGAGCTGGCTCTCGGTGCGGGAGCGAAGAAACTCCTGTTCTACATCAAGACTCAGTATGGAGCGGCCATCAATCCCGATGCTGAGGATAACCGAGGTGTTCCCAATGCGGCTAAGTTCACCAAAGAGTACATCCTTGAGCAGCTGAAGCGAGCCAAGCATTGGTACGGTGATCTGGTCCAGGGCGTCTTCCTTGATGAGGTGATTAACGGATGGGATGCCCGGAAGGACCGACTTCCGTGGTACAAGGATCTGATCGATACAATCCGCCGTGAGAACGGACTGGACTTCGTGATTGCCATCAATACCGGATCCAACATCTCCCAGGAGGTGTGTAACCTCGACTTCGACGTCTGTATGATGTTCGAGGGAACGGCGACTAAGTTCCTCCAGGAGGATCCGACTTCGCCGATTCTTCCGGACCACATGAAGGCTTATCCGTCCACTAGATGGTGGGCTGTGGTGCACTCCGTCACCTCCGAGAACTACCAGAAGGTCTTTGACAAGGCGGACAACCTTGCAATTAGTCACCTCTACGTCACTGACGGTTTCCTTGTTGAGGATCCTCAAAATGGTGGTCAATGGCACCCAATTGGGAACCCATATGAGAATCCTCCGGGCTCTGAAATTCGGGAGCTGATCATTCCGTGGCTCAAGGGATACCTGAAGCTTAAGCTGAAGGTTGATAACCTCAAGATCCCCGAGGTCCCGAAGATGATCGTCCTCGGACCAGATGACCCAGTGCCAGCAGGGACTCCGTCTGGGACGGTGATCGTTAGGCGGGCCAAGTAATGGCTAGCGTATTCCCAGTAATTGGCGCATGGTGGGGAGGTAATGGGGCACGAATCGGTGACGGGCGACTAATCCGAAAGGGATCTAGTTCCACCCCATTCGAGAGTGCTGCCTATACCGTCGGCGATCGTAAGTGGACTGTTGAGATAACGTATACAGCGGATAGAGATACCCAGCTCGCCATGAGAGCGAACTGGTTCCAGGCAGGTAAGCAGAAGACCGATAAACAGGACTTCATTACTACCTGGAATATCCGGGGCGGTACTAATGCGGCGATCAAGTTCGACTTCGAACTTCCGAACAACGCTTATCCAATGTGGACTCCGTCCATTGCGGTTCCGGGTACGGCTCAAGACATCACTATCCATAACTTCAACGTCTATGAGACGCCTAAGCCAGGATTACATGTTCATGTAGCTACTGGTAGTGGATCGGAGGCCAATGGTTTCGGTACTGCTTCACTACGAAGTCTCCCTGCTGAACTCGGCGACCTTATAGTTGTATTCTATGCTTCGCAGTTTGGAAACACTAAGGCGCGTCCACCGGCTGGTTGGGATGTTCAGTATACTTCGGACGCTGGAGGACGGTCAGGATATGTAGCGGTAAAGCGAGCCACACAAGCTGACCTTGATGGCAACTTTAAGTTCAATAGCGACGTCGCCACCAATGCTAGAGAGAACTTTGTCTTATTCTCAATCGGCGGGGTATCTAAATATAAGATACATACCTGGCAACCAGGTATTCCCGCTCTCGATAAGACCAAGAAAAATCTAGTAGCTGTACAATATCACGCACCATCTTCTCGAGATGAACCAGTATGGTATCCCCCAGGTACAGACCCAATCGCTAGAGGCGGTAAACGTAACCGAGGATCCTCGTGGTCGATGACCATCGGAGCACTGGCTTCGTCAGTGAAGGATTCGTACGGCGCTAAGGCTTATGCCTGGGTAGAACTTGAGGAAGAGAATCCAGAACCTCCAGCCGTAGTCACTCCTGGTATAGAGATTACCGATTCTGGAAATTCCAATCCGGTATTCGTATATTGGAATGGGGAACTGCAGCCGTCTACCATGCGTGCCGTGCCAAGAGGATACTCCGATATACACACCATGATGGACACTCGCGGCTTCCTGATCGCCCACAGAGGAGGATCCGTCAGCTGGCCTGAGGCCTCGATCCGGGCATATACAAATGCGGTTATGTTCGGAGCAGGGGCTTTGGAGGTCTCATGTCAAAAGACGAAGGATGGAGTCTGGTTCCTGAACCACGATCGCACCCTCCAGCGTGTGGATAAGACGGCTCCAGATACCCCCGTCACCGAGATGACATGGGCGGACATCCAGAAGTACCATACCATCGGAGAGCCATTCATGACTGTCGAGGAGTACTTCGCCGCCTATGGGTCCAGTCACATCACTGTCCTGGATCCGAAGTACTCGGCTGCTGAGTGGCAAGATCTAAAGAAGTTCTTCCCTTCTGATGCCCACGGTCGAATCATCTGGAAGTTCTCCATCGACGCCGGATGGCTGGCTAATCAGTGGAAGGCGGATGGTTGGAAGTGCTGGGGATACTCGTATCCAGATCAGGTAACTGATGGCCGGATCAACGAGTGGTACAAGCCATGGGACTACATCGGTATGTCCTTCGATGCCAGCGATGAGGTTTGGAACCGAACTACCGGACTCGGCAAGCCGGTATGGGGGCACATCTGCCCAACCCGAGACGCCTATGACCAGGCTATGGCCAAGGGCGCCATCGGATGTATGGTCTCCGGAGTGGCCAACATCTACTCCGAATCTCTAGTCTAGGAGAATCATGATCACGATCGAGAGTCAGGGAGACTGGAAACTCACCAGGAATTGGTTTGACAGAATGACGAAGTTAGACCTGGCTCTGATCATGAATCAGTTCGGCAAGGAGGGGGTTTCTGCTCTCAAGGCGGCGACCCCCTCCAGGTCGGGCGAGACAGCCGCTAGTTGGAACTACGAAGTCACTCGAACTGGCAACAGCTGGAAGATCACCTGGACCAACTCCCACGTCAATAACGGCGTAAACATCGCCGTCATCTTGCAATATGGTCACGGCACTCGCAATGGCGGGTATGTCGTAGGCCGAGACTACATCAACCCCGCTATCAGGCCGGTGTTCGACAAGATTACGAAGAAGGCCTGGAAGGAGGTCACTAAGTAGTGGCTACTATTGACGAGCGGGTAGTCTCGCTCAAGATGAACAACAAGCAGTTCCTGTCTGCCATGAAGGAATCCGCGTCCAGCATGGACCGACTCAAAGATTCCTTGAAGATGCAGGGAGCTGCTGACGGGCTTTCCCGTATCGGCGAGATCGCCAAGAACACCACATTAGGTGACCTAGCAACCAAGGCTCTTGATATCGGCAAGAACATGACTGTGATGCAAGGTCTTGCCGTAACTGCCTTCGGTGGAATAGGTGTCGCGGCCCTGAATGCAGGACGAAGCGTGGTCTCCGGCTTCATTGGAACCATCAAAGATGGCTTTAATGAGTATGAGCTCAAAATGAGAGCCATTCAGACCATTATGGCCAATACAGTTGAGAAGGGGACCACCCTTTCTGAGGTTAAGACTTCTCTTGCTGAGCTGAATACCTATGCAGACAAGACTGTCTATAGCTTCAGTGACATGACTCATGCCATTGGTCTGTTCACCGCAGCTGGTGTCGATCTTCAGACATCCGTGGCATCAATCAAGGGTCTGTCTAACCTCGCAGCGGCCTCGGGTTCAACTGCCCAGCAGACAGCCACGGCATACACTCAGCTTTCTCAGGCTATCGCGGCTGGTGCAGTCCACCTTCAGGACTGGAACTCGCTAGTCCAGGCAGGTATGGGCGGTGAGTCATTCAGGAATGCCCTTATCGAGACCTCCCGGATGATGGGTACTGGTTATGATGAGGCTATTGCTAAGGATGGGAACTTCCGAGAATCCCTGAAGGAAGACTGGCTTACTGCCCAGGTCATGACGACCACCCTTACTGCCCTAACGAATGACCTCTCTGAGGCTCAGCTCGTTGAGATGGGTTATTCTGAGGAGCAAGCGCACAAGCTCAAGCAATTTGCTCAGGGAGCATTTGACGCCGCAACCAAGATCCGAACCTTTAGCCAGCTAGTAGATACGACCAAGGAAGCTATTGGCTCTGGATGGGCTGAGACGTTCGAGATCCTATTTGGTGACTTCGAAGAGGCATCAGTCCTTTTCACCTCTATTGGTGATTGGCTTGGTGGGGTAATTAAGTCTAGCGCCGATGCTCGAAACGGGTTCCTCCAGATGTGGAAGGACCTTGGTGGACGCACCGCCCTCATTCAGGGTCTTGCAAATATCTTCGGGGCTATAGTTAAGGTACTCGGCCAGATCGGTACTGCCTTCCGACGAGTATTCATGAACGCTAGTGCCGAAGGTCTTGTTCGCATCACCAAGGCGTTTGAGAACTTCACGTCTAAGCTCATCATCACGAACAACTTTGCCGAGAAGCTTGAGTGGACGTTCACAGGGGTCTTCTCGATCTTCCATATCTTCGCCACCATCCTCGGCGAGGTAGCTCAAGTCATCTTCACGGTCGCCTCACACATTATAAGCGCACTATTCCCAGCGTTCACAGGGATCAACTCTGGTGTATTCCAGATTACGAAGGTAATTGGCAAGGCGATCTACTGGTTTGACCAGTGGTTCACCAAGCTAGACCTTGGCGGAAAGATACTCAAGCTGCTCCTACCTCCGATTGACCTAGTCGGTAAGGCAATCAAGTGGGTTTCAGACAAGATCCATGACTTCATTATGTGGATCGACTTCACAGGAAAGGTCAAGGGTGCCGGAGAGGGGCTTAAGAACCTCGCTTCGAAGTTCGGACTCGTCAAGGACGCTCTTAAGAACTCGGTTATCGGTCGAGAGTTCTCTGCCGCGATGGATTCCATCCACAGCGGAGTAGACAAGGCCAAGTCCAAGATCAATGAGTTCGCAGGAAGCGTCGGAGACAAGTTAAAGGCTAAGCTGGTTTCCGGCAAAGCCGCTTTGTCCGACTACTTCCAGGGCTTCAACCTAGGAGACATGTCTTCGGCTGAGGCAATTGTCGCTTCTCTGGGAACCAAGTTTGATGAACTCGGTCAGAAGCTCAAGATCTCTGAGAAGGTCCAGTGGCTCAAAGAGAAACTCATTGAGCTGCGAGATGCCCTTGTCGATACGTGGAACACGGTTCAAAATAGTGCCGTTTGGGATAAGCTAGGTAAGGCGTTCACTGACGTCGGCGGTAAGGTCAAGGAAGTAGCGGTCTCATTCCGCGACTGGGTTAACGGTCACGGTGAGGTCAAGGCTAAGGCTAAGGAGGCAGCGGGTGCCGTATCTGAGGTAGGTACTGCCGCAGCCCAGGCTGCTAAGGAGACAGGTCAGGCCGCTAAGGAGAACTTCCTCAAGAAGTGGTTTGAGGACATTAAGCAGGTCGCTCAAGCCGTACACCTTCCGGAACTCTTCGACACTATCAAGCAGAAGTTCGTCGAGTTCAAGGACTTTGTCGTTAACACCTTCGCCCCCAAGGTGAAGGAGGGCGCAAAGAACGCATTCGGCTCTATCGGTACCGCGATGAGTCAAGCGAACTCCAACCTCAAGTCTTATGACATGGGCAAGATCCTTGTCGGGGCCATTGGCGGAGGAGTGCTTATCGCCTTTACTCGATGGATCAACTCCTTTAAGGAGAACTTTGACAAGATCGGAAATGTTGCTGACAAGCTCGGTAACGTCTTCGATAAGCTCGGCGGAGTCCTCGAGGCATTCGAGCAGAAGGTTAAGGCTAAGGCTCTCCTAACGATCGCTATTGCCCTCGGAGTTCTTGCCGGGGCGCTGATCCTGATGTCTCTTGTTCCGGCACCGAAGCTCCTCGTCACGCTGGCTGTCCTGAAGTATCTCTTCAAGATGATGGATGACATGCTTGAGTCCATGACTAAGATGGTGGCCTTCAAGAATGACAGCGTTCGTATTGTGGCTATGCTCATCGCTATGGGCGCAGCCATGATCTTGATGGCGACAGCTGTCAGAATTCTTGCCGGAATGGACCTCAAGGGCGCCGTGGTCGGTCTTGCTGCTATGAAGATCCTGATGATGACTATGCAGGAGTTCATGACCAAGATGGCTGCCACCAAGGGGGTCGAGAAGGGCGCTGGAATTCTTCTTGCTCTTGCTGCATCCTGTGTTATCCTGTCTCTAGCAGTATACACGCTTGGATCCATGGATACCGGTAAGGCTATCCAGGGGGTCGTAACCCTCGCTGCGGTTGTGGCGATTCTGTCTGGGTTCATGATGGTCGTTAGTAAGGATCCCTTCATGGGTAAGGGCGCTGCGATTCTTCTATCGCTGGCTGTCTCTTGCAACATCCTTGTGGCGGCTATCTGGATGCTTGGTACGATGGACACTGGCAAGCTTCTCCAGGGCGTCATTGCTTTGGGTGTCATTATTGCAGAGCTATCCGTAGCAATGGCAATTGCAGGCAGAGCTAATGCCCGCGGAGCGGCTGCAATCATCGCTATGTCTGCAGCGGTTATTGTCTTAACCGGTGCGGTAGCCATTCTCGGCAACATGGATATCATGACGCTAGCTAAGGGACTTATAGCTCTCGCGGCTGGTCTCGCTATTCTGGCAATCTCGATGGCTGCGGCAGACGCCTTCAAGGAAGGTGGAATTGCTCTAGGGATCGCCTCGATCGCATTCCTGGCTCTGGCCTCCGCGATGAAGACCCTATCTGGGATCACGTGGACTCAGCTGGCAATTGGTTTGATCGCTCTTGCTGGTGGTATGCTGATCCTGGTTGCTGCAGCAGCTGGTGCACAGTACTTCGCGGTAGGTATGATCATCCTTACTGCTGCACTACTTGCGCTAGGACTAGCCCTACTCCCAATCTCAATTGGTATGGCTGCCTTTGCTGCAGTACTGGGTATCTGTGCTACTACTGGTGCAGCAGCGTTCCTAGTTCTGACTGAGGGTCTGAAACAGCTTGCGGCGATTCTGCCCCAGGTGGCGATCGATGTGGCCACAGCTATTGCCAACTTCATCATCACACTAGGAGCAAAGGCCCCTGAGCTGGCGGTGGCCATGGCAGCATTACTTGGAGCGATCATCTATGCCATTAATGCCAACATCCCTGGTATTGTCGCAACGTTGTTCATCCTGATCCAGGCGATGCTCACTGAGCTGGCTAACCATGCCTACGAGTTCGGCGAAAAGGGCGCCACGATCCTGGCAAACTTCCTGAACGGAATTGCTGACAACATCGGCAAGGTCATTGACGCTGCCACCAACGTCATCCTCAACTTCCTTGATGGAATTGCTAGGAATGGTCCGAAGATCATTGACAAGGGTATGTGGACGGTCCTCAAGCTTCTTGAAGGTGTTCGCGATGCTATTAACAAGTACGCTCCTCGTTTCAACAAGGTTGGTCGAGAGATTGCTTGGGCTATTGTCGACGGTATGACCAACGGTCTCGCATCCAAGGCCTGGAGCTTCGGTGAGTCTATGCTGAACGTAGCCAAGAAGGGCTATAACAAAGTCAAGAGCTACTTCAAGATCCACTCTCCTTCTCGACTGATGATGGAACTTGGAGGATATGTCGGTGAGGGTCTTGCTATAGGTATCGAGGATACTGGTGATCGTGTTGCTGATGCCGGCGGTAGTATGGCTGGCGCAGCTTACGACGCTATGTCAAAGGCGCTCGACGGAGTAAACGAACTCATCGAGGACGACCCGTCCTTCAAGCCGGAAATCAAGCCCATTCTGGATCTCACAGAGATGCAGAAGCAGGCTAAGGGAATCAACAACTTCCTTCCCGCCATCGGAGTCACGGCTCAGGCTGCTAACGCGGCTCGACCTCCTGCTCCGATCGCAGTTGACAATTCTGACAAGAATGGTCAAAATGGTGTTACAAACATCACATTCAACCAGACCAACAACTCGCCTGAGGCGCTGGATGCGGCCACTATCTACCGCAACACCAACACTCAGCTTGCAATGGCAAAGGACAAGTTGACACTATGATCTCAGAGATCTCGTCCACGACAAAGTCGGGGGATCGTCTAACCATCGACATCACGGACCCCTACGAGTCGGGGGTCGCGGTCAAGGAGATTACTGGTCTGGGGCCAGTAAAGGCGGACATCAGCACTGATGGATTCGCCCTGCTGGACGGAGCGTTCCTTAAGGGGATCAGGGTTGGTACTCGTACTGTGGTACTGACTCTGATCCCCTGGGGGACCGATATTCAGGAACTCCGACTCAAGACTTACTCCTACTTCGGAGTCGGGGAGACCATTACTCTCGGTGTGACAACCGACTGGCTTAACGTACACTCAGACTTCATCGTCGAGTCCGTCGAGCCGAACATTTTCTCTGAGCGGCAGGAGATCCAGGTCTCCCTTCTTGGGCTGGACCCGTATTGGAAGTCCTCCGCTACTCAGGTCCAGAAGGTTGTGGGCTTCAATGACAACACACCCACCTTCGAGTTCCCGTTCTTCTCACAGGACAACCACAAGCTCAAGTTCGGCGACATGACCAACTCCTCGGGTAAGGATATCCGATACCTTGGTGACTACCCGGCTGGTGTTACTATTACTATTGAGTTCCTCGGTACGGTCAGTAACCTTATCCTGAGTAATACGACTTTCAACGAGACAATGTCTATCTCTCGAGCTGGAAACTTCTATGCTGGAGAGAGTATTGTCGTTGATACTCGTCCTGGTAAGAAGTCGATTACTCACCAGGCTCGAGGAAGGAAGTCCTACATCACCGGCGTTCTGGCCCCAGGGAGTACCTGGATTCAGATGCACCCGGGAATCAACACGATCGCCCTTCAGTATGCTGGAGGCGTTGACGACGTGAACGTCTCTATGGAATACGATACGCTTTATAGGGGGATCTAATGCAGCTGTTCTTCGCGTTCCTTCACAACTACAACTCGTGGATTGAGGTTCCGAATAACTTCTACTCCCTCAACTGGACTGAGCGGGCATATGACTACGGCCAGTTCGAGCTCCAGCTCTACTCGGATCAGCCGGGCTATGAGTACAGTCTCGGGAATCTGTTTATTCGAGATGATACCTCGACCGCCATGGTAATCGAGACGGCCACGGTTAAGCAGGAGGATGACGGTGTCTACCTCCACAAGTATACCGGGCGATCCCTCGAGTCGATGTTTGAGTGGAGAGTCCTACCTCACAGGCAGTGGATTGAGCCCGACAAGAATGGCCAGTTCAATGCGCAGATGACGGCTGAAAACCTGGCCCATGCGCATCTTGGTAAGGATGCAGAAGCGGCTCGTAGGATTAATAACTTCAACTTCCATCGAGAAACTCGAGTGTCTCAGATGGCCTACGTCAACGACACTGGGCAGAAGATCCAGGATGGGAAGTGGATCATATATGACCGAGCCCCCATCTCGGAGATGTTCCGGAACGTCTTGTCGGCGTGCAAGCCGAACGGATATTCTCTATTCTACAAGATCAAGCTCGAGAACCAGGGTATTCACTGTTATGTAACTGCCCCACATCTCATCAATACGATCACACTCGCTCAGGAGAATGACAACTTCTCCGACTTCGAGTCCGTGGATTCTATCGTCGACAAGAAGAGTACGATTTATGAGGTCTGGGACTCCGGCGATGTGGATCTGAAGTGGATTGCTGACGGCAGTACGCACACTCGGGCACATACTCTGCGATCCGAGAATCCAATTACTCGACGAGAAGTCTTGTGGGATAATACTCAGGTCCACAAGCCTTACTCGATCAAAGATTGGAAAGCGCTTACCGATCTTCAGCGGAAGCATATCACATCTCTGAGCGAGGTGTGGTATCCTTTCTGGGTTCTGGACGCCATGTTCCCGAAGTATACCCCGCTCAAGATGATCTCGGGTAAGATCAACAGCTTCTCCAACGTCGAGTACCGTACTGGTTTCGATGTCGGAGATATCTTCTACTACGTCCCCTCGGGCAGCAACGCAGAACCAATTGAGTGCCAGCTGACTGAGATGACTGAGTCTTGGTCCAGTAGTGGGTTCTCTCGAGTTCCCACTATCTCAATGTCGTCTCGTACCAAGTGGAATGGTGACGGCTTCCGTATCGACTTCACTCGCGGTGGCCCCGGAGAGGTCATTGCTCCTCGAGAAAGGGATTAATGCATGGCCATTTCTAGCGGTTTCTACAACTCGGTGAATGGTGACCGGACATACGATGCTGACCAGTTCGGATCGCTCTTTGACGGTATCATCGCACCGGGTGTCTTCCCGAACGTGGGAGACAAGTTCCGAGTTCGCCCCACCAACAACGGTATGTCCGTGTATGTAGGTGCTGGTAAGGCATGGCTGAACAACCGATGGGTAGAGAACTCCGGTGATGAGACGGTCGCTATTACCGGCTCTCACGCAACCCTGGACCGAATTGATCTCGTATGCATCGAGGTTGACCGATCCAAGGCGGTCCGTGCCGCCAAGATTAAGGTTGTCCAGGGTACCCCTGCTGTTACTCCGCTGATTCCGAATGTTGGGGACAGTGGTGACCGACAGACATTCGCTCTGGCTCAGATCAAGGTTATTAAGAACTCTCGACAGATTGTCGCCGAGAACATCATCAACCTTGTGGGTAGTGCTCGCACTCCTTATGTTCGCGGCCCTCTCGAGACGATCAACCTAGACTCCCTTCAGGCTAAGCTCCAGGGCGAGTTCAACACCTGGTTCGACTCGGTTCGAGATGCGCTGGCTAACGCTGGGGGTAACACCTCGACCGATGTCGCAAACCTCAAGGTCAGTGACAAGAACCAGAACGACCGCATCCAGGCTGTCGAGGGGCGGGTCGCTGGGACCGAGCTTAAGATCACTCAGATCAACGAGAAGTTCACCAACTCTGGTTCAGTTTATGGGATGCTCAACGACTCGAATGTTGGTGTCCACAACTCGATCTACCGAGGAGCTTCTCTGGGTAGCTCTGTGACCCCATATCTCCAGTCGATTCGAAGTGGGTCGTTCTCTGGAATGTACCTCGGTGACTACTGGACATATTCAGGTGTCACTTGGCGAATCGTGGCGTTTAACTACTTCATGAATATCGGTGAACCGCCCTTCCGCCAGAACCATATCGTGGTAGTTCCCGACCGGTCTCTGTTCCGAGAGGCGTGGTCCACTACCATTCCTGACCAGCGCTCTTATGTTGACTCAACTCTAAACCAGTCTACTATGACTCAGGCCAGTCGTATGGCTGAGTCCCTGTTCGGACGGTCTAACATGGTTGGCGTCTGGACTCGAGTCGCTACTGGGTACGATGGTAACGGCGCAGTCAGGGATTGGCGATGGTATAACCCGCACATCAATATCATGGATGAGGCCATGCTCTGGGGAACGTCGATCTTCAACGATCCCCTCGCCAAGAGTATGCACCACAACCAGTTCCCCGCCTTCAGGCTAAACCCCGCCCTTGTTAACATTGAGGAGGAGTACTGGCTTCGTGAGCGTGCCTCGGCTCAGACTGCGGTCTACATGAAGTCTACAGGCCAGTTCTCCCACGCCCCGATTAACTACTCCCTCGGGGTCCGTCCCTATCTAGCGATCGGTTAACATGCAGCACTTCGGATTCAACCCTCTGACTGACATTATCCTCGCGATATTTCTGTCGGTCCTGGGATCTTCCGGGATGTGGGCCTGGATCATGAAGCGCAGTGAGCGGAAGTCCGCCACGTCAAGGCTTCTGCTCGGAATGGCCCATGACCGGATTGTATATGTCGGGAAGACTTATCTTCATCGGGGATTTCTCACCCTCGACGAGTATGAGGACTTCATGAAGTATCTCGTAGAGCCCTATTCCGAGTTCGGGGGAAATGGGCTTGCTGAGAAGATAGTGAATGAGGTCAAGAATCTTCCCGTAGTCCCCACCCCTAGACCCCCGACAAAGAGGAAAACCAATGGCTAAGCACCTTCAGGAGAGCAAGTTGAACAACAAGTCCTACGACATCCTCAAGTGGGTTGCGCTGGTCGCCCTTCCGGCTACCTCTGCGCTCTACCTCACGCTGGCGGCTCTGTGGCACCTGCCCCATCCGACTGAGGTTGCGGGCACTATCGCGGCGATCGACACCTTCCTGGGTGTGCTTCTCGGGGTGAGCTCTAACAAGTACCAGGGCACCCAGCCCTCCGGAGCCCTCCACGTGTCTGAGGACCAGGGGATCCATGCCACCTTCGACCAGGGCGTCGCCGAGATGCTCCGTAATGGGAAGGTGACGCTGGACGTCAAGCAGGTCTAAGCGAGAAAAACCTGCGGTATAATGAACCCCTAGAAAGGAGCCACACCATGAAGAACCCTGACCCCATTCAGCAGACAATTGAAGCTGCTCTGAAGGAGGCCGAGCTTCACGATCCCTCTAGTGAGGACTACACCACAATTGCTCGAAACGTCGAGACTCTTGCAAAAGCCAAAGCCCTTGGCGAGAGCAAGAAGCTCAGCAAAGATGCAATTCTCGGTGCAGCTACCTCACTGGCAGGTATCGTAGCCGTCCTCCAGTACGAGCGACTTGCAGTCGTCAGCTCGAAGGCGTTTGGTTTGATCATGAAGGTTAAACCCTTCTGAGATTCGCCTGGCCCCCTGTGCTATATGCATGGGGGGCTTGGCTTATCTTTTTTGCCCGCGAGAAAATCCCAGAGTATATTGAAGACCCTACTCTGAAAGGAACCACAATGACCATCAAGGACTCCATCATTGCCGGACTCGCCGGAGCTGTACTCCTGTACGGAATTGACCTCGCCTCGAGGCCGTTCCTCAGGAAGAAGTTCCGTGAGCACGGTAAGGACGCCCAGTAATCTTCCAACTGACTCTTCACCTATATCCCTAACTTGGGATATAGGCTTTCGCGTAAAAAACGGGCTCTATATTGAAACCCGTCATAGAAAGGACACTCTCATGAACCTCTCTCCCGCCGCTGCACAGGCCGCCCCCCCCCCCCCCCCCGGGCGTCCTGCCCCCGGACCTG